CTTATGGAGTTGATGTACTTTGTATTAGCATTAAGGGCAGTATATAATTGGTTACAATGATGGATTACATATATAGTTTACTAGAAAGATATGGCGGCAGAATAAGCTGTTGGGCCTGGAATAAACGATGGGGTAAAAGGAATGATGTTCGTTATAGAAGTGTTAAAACAGGTAAGTTTTATATTATTGATAAAAAAACGGGTTTGGTAAAAAAGGATGGATGAATTAGAGAAGGCCGTTAAAATAGCAAAGGAATTGGAAAGACGTAAAGTTACGAATATTATGGCGGAGTATAAGCCGTATGACTATCAAAAGAAGTTTCATAATACATTAGCAGCACAAAGATTGTTAATGGCTGGTAATCGTGTCGGCAAGTCCTTTTGCGGGGCTATGGAAATGGCATACCATGTGACGGGAAAATACCCAACGTGGTGGGCTGGTAAACGCTTTGACAAGCCTGTGAGAGCTTGGGCAGGGGGTGTTTCAAATGAAACAACTAGGGATGTTTGCCAAAAAGAACTTGTCGGCCAACCAGATGATCCATCAGCTAAAGGTACAGGTACAGTACCTTTAAAATATATTGGTGATACTGTAAGGAAGGCAGGTGTACCTAATGCGATTAACTCATTAGTCGTTAAGCACGTTACAGGTGGATATTCACGAATAGGATTTAAAGCATATGAAATGGGTAAAGAGAAATGGATGGGAGAATCTGTAGATGTTATTTGGTTGGATGAAGAACCACCTACAGGAATTTATACACAGGCATTAACAAGAACAGCCGATAAGGGTGGGATCGTTTATATGACGTTTACACCCGAACAAGGAATGACACAAACAGTAGCACAATTTGTAAATGATTTAAAAGATGGACAGGCATTGCTACAAGCGACTTGGGATGATGCACCCCATATGACAAAAGAAATTAGAGAACAAGTCTTACAAGCATTACCACCTCACGAAAGAAAGATGAGAGAAAAAGGAATACCCCAGTTAGGATCGGGTTTGGTATTTCCGATTATAGAAGAAGAAATATTAACTGATCCCATAGATATACCAAGTCATTGGCCTAGACTATGTGGAATAGATTTTGGCTGGGATCACCCTACAGCTTGTGTATGGGTTGCTTGGGATAGAGATGTGGATACAGTTTATGTTTATGATAGTTATTCTATACGGCAAGAAACAGTACCTGTTCATTCATCTGCAATTAAAGCTAGGGGTAAATGGATTCCAGTTATTTGGCCGCAAGATGGTAGACAAGCCGATAAAGGATCGGGTAAGAATTTAACCGAACAGTATAAGAAGGAAGGTGTGAATATGTGTCCAGAATGGTTTACTAATCCACCCCAACAAGGTTTAAGAGAAGGTACGGGTGGTAATTCAGTAGAAGCGGGTATAATGGAAATGCTAGTAAGGATGCAGACAAAACGATTGAAAATCTTTAAAAATCAGAATAAACTGCTGGAGGAGTTAAGGATGCACCATAGGAAAGACGGCAAGATCGTACCTATGAATGATGACTTAATTTCTGCGTTAAGATATTGTATAATGTCTTTACGGAAAGCAAGATTAAAAATTTATGAACCATTACAACAATTTACTGATTCAGAATTTAATGTTTTTGCTAGATAATAATATGGAAGGGAGATATGGGAGGAGCAGCTAGAATTATAAGGCGAGTATTTTCGCCACCAGCATATACGCCACCACCTGCACAAACAGTAACGGCAGCACCAGTAGCATCAGCAACTACTATTTCAGGAGCATCACGAACAGCTAAAGTTCGAGGACAAGGAATGGGTACAAAAGGAACAATTATGACTGGAGCAACAGGTATTGAAGAAGAAGCAAATGTTTCTAAAACTGTACTAGGTGGAGCAACTACTAAAAAGAAAAAATATAAAGTGTAAGTGATAATCGCAGTTACAGATGAAAAATGGAAAAAAGCTGTAGGCGATTATGTTAAAGCTAAAGCCCATATTCAACGAGATTTAGAAGATAATTATTCATTTATAGGTTTTATAGAAGATGAAAAAGTTATGGGAGGATTACTCTTTTCTGATTATGATAACCATAATATTTGGGTACATCTAGCTTTAGAATCACCGAGGGTATGTAAAAGGAGTTTTATTAAAATGTTATTTACATACTGCTTTATTCAGTTAAAATGTGATAGAATAACAGCAATGTGTATTAACGGGTATAAAAGAAACGAAAGATTGTTAAAAGGCACAGGATTTGTTAAAGAAGGAAGAATACGTAAAGTTATGAAAGTTAATGGAAAATTTGTAGATGGAGCATTATACGGAATGTTGAAGGAGGAATGTAGATGGGTTTAAAACAACCAATGATGTACGAAATGCCACCGCCACCAGCAGTTGATCCAGAAGTGGCAAAAAAAGAAGCAGAATCAGCAGCAAAATTAGAAGCAGAAAAAAGAAAAGCTATTAGTGTAAGAACTAAAGGTAGAGGTGGAACAATTTTAACAGGCGGACAAGGAGTTGAAGAAGAAGCTAAAACAGCCGCATCATCTTTAATAAGTTACTAATGGCAACTTTTGATTATATAAGAAAACGATTAGATAAGTTAGAAGCTGATCGAGGTACGTGGGAATCCCATTGGCAGGAAATTTTAGATTATGTAATGCCACGTAAGGCAGAAATTACTTTTTTACGTTCACGTGGAGAAAAAAGAACAGAAGTTTTATTTGATTCAACAGCAATCACAGCTAATAATCTTTTAGCGGCAAGTTTACAAGGAACATTAACATCACCTTCATTACCTTGGTTCTCATTAAAATTAAGAGATGATGATGTTAATAAAGTTAGAGATGTACAAATCTGGTTAGAGGATACGGCACGTAGAATGTATGCTGTATTCAATGAATCTAATTTTAATACAGAAGTTCATGAAATGTATTTAGATTTATGTTCGGTTGGTACATCTGCAATTTTTATAGAAGAAGCTAATGAAGGATTTACAAAAGGTGGTTTACATTTTAATACTTTGCATATTGCGGAGTATTTTATTCAAGAAAATACAAAAGGAACAGTAGATACTCTTTATAGAAAATACAAAATGACTGCACGACAAGCTGTGCAGGAATTTGGTGAGGATAATTTAGGAACAAAAGTTAAAGAAGCAGTTAAAGATAAACCTGATACTCAATTTAATTTTATTCATGCTGTAGAACCAACGGAAGATTATGAAAGAGCAACAGGTGAAACAAAAACTAAATTACCAGTTTCGTCTTGCCACGTTTGTTTTGAAGATAAAATGGTTGTTAGACTTGGAGGTTATAATGAATTTCCTTATCTTGTACCACGATGGTCAAAAGCAACAGGTGAAATTTTTGGAAGATCACCAAGTTACAATGCGTTACCTGATATTAAAACTTTAAATAAAGCTGTAGAAATTGGATTAAAAGCGTGGGCAAAAGCTATTGATCCACCATTGTTAGTTACGGATGATGGAGTAATAGGTCGAGTTAGAATGACACCTGCTGGAATTACAGTTGTTAGAAGTGATACAGCAATCAAGCCATTACAAATTGGATCGAATTGGCAGATAACAGATTTAAAAGAAAATCAATTAAGAACAGCGATTAGACAAGCATACTATTCAGATCAATTACAATTACAAGAAGGCCCACAAATGACGGCAACAGAAGTTCAAGTTAGATATGAATTAATGCAAAGACTTCTAGGCCCAACATTAGGGAGATTTCAAACTGAATTTTTAAATCCATTAATCGAAAGAGTATTTGGAATTATGATGAGAGCAGATGCTTTAATGCCAAGACCAGAAGCAATGAGTGGAATGAATATGGATATAGAATATGTCGGGCCTTTAGCACGTTCTCAAAGAATGGAAGAAGCTATTGCAGTTGAAAGATTATATCAATTAGCAATGCAAGTCGTTCAAGTTGATCCTACTGTTATGGATGTTATTAATCACGAACAAGCGATTAGAATGAGAGCAACATTACTTGGAGTTCCTAAAACAGTTTTACGTGGCGAAGATGAAGTAGCAGAAATAAGAGAACAAAGAGCAGCAGCACAACAACAAGCACAAGAACAAGCTATGGCACAACAACAAGCTGATACTGCATTATCACAAGGTAAAGCTATGACAGAAATG